TCCCAGTTATAGAACGTGTCTGTATAGTTCTTCTGTATTGCTAATCTTGTCTGCATACTCTGATCGTTATTATTGACCATGTCTATTACAGTGATCATAGCATTAGCAAATATGTTAACATGCTGTTGAGTGTCTTCACTGTACTGATACTCGAAAGCGAAGTTGGCTGTTGTTTCAGATAGACCAGCGTAGTTAGGACATACAATAGCGCATCCAGCTGACATCGCTTCGATTGCAGCAATACAGGAGGTCTCTTGCCATATAGATGGATAGGCAAAGATATGAGCTTTCTGTAGAGCTTCACGCACTACTTCATTAGGCTGATATCCATGATATGTCATATTAGGATTAGCCTTGATTCGCTCAAATAGAGCCAAGTAAGGCTCATCTCGCTGTGGCCATCCATAAGCTTCGAACGAAGAATAAACATCCAGATGAATATTATCATGATGCTTCTCTAAGAACTCAAATACAGGTACTAGCAACTCTAGCCCTCTATGAGGTGTAGTATGGTAGATCAGATTGACTTTACCACCGCGAGGCTTTGCATGAGGTATAATAGGCTCAATAGCATTACGCATTATCATAGACTTATGATATGGTACACCCATTGCTAAGTTATAAGTATTGAACTGCCAGTTAGATACAAATACAAGCTTAGTAAATCTTTCTCTCGACTCTACATCCTTTAGGTGTATAGCCTCAGGATCGTTAAACAAGTCATGTAACCATAGAATAGAAGGACGGTGCTCATCAACCTCTCTGACTCGTGAGCATATAATTTGAACTTCATCTCTAATATCTTCGGGAAGGCGCTCATAGAGACCATATTTCATCATCTCCGTGCCGCCCATCGCATTCTTAGACAGCTCATCTACTGTTACGCCGTCAGTGCTTTCACCGAGACTGAATCCTGCCTCATCTACTTCATTTTCTACTATATTAATTTTTGTCATTGTTTAACCTGTACATTTAATAATTTAGGCCGGCTAGTATACTATATGATACACGTCCATAATCTTGTTTACTTTTATCTATAACCTGTATGGGATTTACAGCATGTATATTAGAGCCGGAAAAAATAACCCCTGTGTTATTCTTTGGATGTATTGTAACATTATACTGTGGAAAGTACAACTCTCCTCCTGTAAAGTTCTTAGGTTCTTGGTGAAAGAAGAAAATTGCAGACATAAGACTTACATCAAAATGAGATTCATACCCATCGTTATCATTTTCATAGTATTGTATCATATGGGAAAATTGGTTAACAATTGGATAGACAGAAAACACGCTATCTGATGGAAAGGTTTTTCTATTAACTGCAAAATACTCCTCTAATAAATTTGTAAAGTGACTTACGATAGGTGGTTCAGGTCGTATATCATTTAAGAATCTACCTGTATTTTTTTTCTTAGCGGTACCATCTGCCCGGCGTGCAGACCCTATTTTTTCTGGCGTTTCAAATGAAGGTTTCAATTGTCTAAACGCGTTCCAAAACAATTGAATGTGCTCGGGGCTTAACACATCTTCTACTGTTATGTGTTTAAAGTTGTTCACACAAGTATAATTAAAGATAGGCACCTTCTCTCCCAAAAGCCTCAAATAACTCCTGCTCTAATTTCCGAGCTTCTTCTTCCCATGGTACGTCATAGAAGTTATCATTATTAACTATTATAAGCTCTTTATGCCACATATGATAGTGATTAGGCTTATATCTTTCCTTTAATTCACCTTTGACGTACTGCTTTACGTGTACGAGCTCATGCGCTATAGTCTTAATAAGCTCGTCGCCTTCGAGTTCATTACTTATTTCAAGCACGAATGATCTAGGTCGTATGTTACTATCTTCGTACTGACAAAAACCATCTGCCCACAGCTTCTTACGCACTATCGTTAACTCTAGTACTCTCAGTGTATTAGGATGTATTAGTTTATCAATAAAAAAGAGAGCGGCCTCTGTAACGAGTCGTTTCTGCTTTCTATTAAAACCTTTAACATCGAGATACATATTATAGCAGCTGCCGCGGTAACCATCCACCTGATACAAGCCCTTCTACAAAGTGAGATACTTCATTATCTCTTAATGTAAGCGTCTGAGTACCGCTTTGACCAGACTCTATTACCGTGCTAACACCACCAGGCATACCGCTAGTTTCAATTTTAATCGTTTTATCCATTTTAGGATGATAGTATTCGCTCATATGTTGCTCCAGTACTCTGCTTTTCGTTCGTTAAATATGTCAGATCTTTTACTCTTACCAATATTTTTACGATCACCTTTCATGTGATCCATATACTCGCCTAGAATACTATTAATGAATACGTGGTCGTAGTTCTTACCCCAAGGAGTGAGATTAGTATTCTCGATTTTTAGATCTCTCTCAAACATCCTTCTGATTTCATCGAATACAAAGCTATCATGCCACTGAGCATATTTAAATACTCCGTCATGAGTATAATCCATCTTCCAACGACCCATAAAGGCATCATTAACAGAGTGATTAGTATTGTATATAACAAATCCGCATTCACTGTAATTATTCTCACGGCCCAGGTATGTTAAGTACTTATCTTTATCTACTAGGGATTCTAGAAAGCCCATAGTAACATCAGCATGTGTTAATGTATCAGCATCAAGCCATATTATATAATCAGCTGCCTTATTAAGGCAAGCGTTAATTACGCTGAACGTCTTATAAGAGAATCTAACAGCACCTAAGTGCAGTTCCAGAGAGTTCTGTTGATCAGGTCTATCCTTATGTCTATTGACAAACTTACGAAGCTCAGGCTCTTCTTTGTACAGATCGTATATTTTATATCTGGGATGCTCAGGTAGCTTGAGATTGTCTTCAGTGTATATTCTCAGATTAATATGATTGGGCCATTTATCTATGAAGCTCTCGAGCATTACACTGCCAATCTTATCGTAGTAAGACTGGCTCATTGATGTTACAACTTCAAACGTACTCATAGTTGATTCCTGATATGCTGCCATGCTCGGCCATCTTTTATTTCTTTGCGTGACCATTGAGCGTATGAGAGGTTATTTAACCATTGTTGTCTATCGTTTGATCTTACCAAATCTTCAATCTGGGATAACTTGTTATTGCCTAGCGAGTAAGCAAAGCTACCTGGATCCATAGCAATTGTGGGAGTGCCTCTGATAACAGAGTCTATGCCAAATCCTGAACTATATGTTACAGTAGCATAGGCTGCATCAAGTGTCTCTAACAGATTATCCTTTGTACCTTGCTGCAGTGCAGCACCTTCAATACGTGTAATGCGTACGATATTTTCTTTGTCAAATTGTCTATCAAGCTGGGGTGTTCGCACAACGATTGGTCTGTCTGTATACATTCTGAGCTCTTCAGCAGTATCAGCTGCCCATTTAGTTACGTTAATACCTCGAAGAGAAGCGTCGCCAGGAAGCTGCAATGCAATGACAATATAGTTACCTTCTTTCTTCCATGGTAGGAGCTTCACGTTAAGATTCTTGGATATCTTCTCCCAACGATCAGACGGATAGCTCTGGCTTTGTCTAAAGAATCGACCTGTATCAGCTAAGAAGCCGTTGACTCCTATCCTATACCATTCGTCTTGCAATATGTTGCTGACAGGTCCACGTCCGATCAGAGGTGTCTCTACACAAATAAACGGCTTACCGCTCTCTACTATGCTTCGCTTACAATTGTGCCAGGGTGTGTCCCTATCTTTCCAAGAACCAAAGATTACTGCAACATCGCATTCATCTATGTCATCATCATTGGTTGTAACGAATGCTTCATCGCCCAGCTCGGCAATACCCCACTGAAAATCGAATAGCATCTTTCGAAACTTATTATCGTTGGCACTGTTTAAAAATATACCAGTTATCATATTACTTACCAATTATATTGTACGGACCAAAATTCTCTTCGGGTGCATAGTCATCAATTGTATATCCAGCAGCAATAGCCTCCTCCTTGACATCAAACCAAAGATTGAATATATCTGGTCTTTTATGCTCGGCTATCTGTCCCGTATACCATGCTGGCCGCCATGGCTGTGTAGCCATGTCTGTGTAGTGCACATGCCACAGCTCGTCAACAGGGACATCGTCACCATCAAGACAATTCCACTTGGGATCTAAATCTTTAACTAAAGGCTGACCAGAGAACTTATTAATCATTCTATGATGTGACTCAGGAATATTTTTCATACGATTGGATGGCATTGAGTAATCTTCGAAGGCTGCACAATCGAATACAATTACACAAAACTCGTGTCCACCAAAACGCTGTCCTCGTCTAGCTGCAACAGGCTTACCTTCCATATCAATATTGATTAAATCGTTGATATCCTTGAAGTTAATCATGTCACAATCAGTATATATTGCTCTACCTTTGAACCCACATGCCTCAGGAATAACCCAACGGAAGCCTGAGAAAGGAGTAGACCACATTTGAGTCTGCCACCCACCCCATAGCGATGTATCATCATGCGTCTGCCTCATCCATGTGATTTCTACAGGCACAGAAGCATTCTTACGAATAGAATACTCATATACCATCTCACACTCAGCATCTTCTCCATTGGCAGATGTACCTATGAATATTCTAACTGGCTCACTCATTTATTATGCCTCTGCTTCAAATTATCAATCGACGTAATTATATCCTAAGACATATTATATAATAATATCTCAGCTGGATCAACATCGAATGCTGCTTATTCTTCCCTGCACACCAGCCCTTCGTTAGCCTGTAGGACATTAATTATGTGCTCGTCAGTTATCCATTGACTATCATTTTCTATGGTGAGCTTACCATTTTTCTGTGTGTACATCTCGGGATGAAAGTTTGCAAGATCCCGATAGTACTGAACAGTTCTTTTTTCTCTATGCCAGTCAACATAGTGTCCTTCTGGATAAACGTGCTGTGGGATTACCTCGCTATCAATTACATCGAGGCCAACATGCCTCAGGTACGTTCCATACACAAATTCGGGCTGATACTTCCAACTAGCAACGTCTTTGTTGAACAGAGAGAAAGGTATCCATTTGTTAAAGTGAAAGTACCAACACATCGCTGTAAATGTGCCAAATGCAAATCCATCCCAAACATTCACAGGACTCGACTTGCCACCCATTTTCCTTGTTATTACAACATCGTTGCTTTTCTGAACAAGGGGCAGATAGTCGATTAACTTGCCTTTGTATTTAAAGTCGTATCGAAGTCGGACAACAATGTCGTAGTCAATTTTAGATTTAACTACAAGGTCAAAGGCAGCTGCTGTCATGTGCTGAATACGACCTAACATGAATATAGGATGGTTTTTTCTATTACTTAAAAGAGTAGACTCGAAGTGCCATAGATCTGTTCTTGCAACGCAATTGTAATCGACTTTCGCAATCTTTTTGAAGTTGGCTGAATTTTCAATGACAGCGCATTCTTCTGGTGTTGTCTTTATCCACGTGGAATGGTAGCTGTCGTAATCAAGACCCTGCAAGAATTCATCTCTATCCTGCTTAGAAACAGTTTCGAAAGTTCTAGGCTCCCCACTATACACAACTGCAATTTTCATACGTAGTTTTCCGTTATCGTTTATACATTAATCGAATGGAGTCTCTACACGAATTGCACCATGTACCGCATTTCTTGTAGTTGGTGTAGTGACATCACCTCGACAATGAAAGCCACTTGTATCAGCAACAACCAATGAGTTTGCTTTGGCTACAATAGGTTCTAGTTTGAGGTTCATCCTAGCAAGGTCATCAGGTAAAGCTCTGAACGAACCCTCGCTGTGACCTTTATTTCTTTTTGTGTCCCACGTACCATTAGTAACAGCAATTGATTCCTTTAGATAGAAATCTAACTGCTCTGTACTTAACGCTGTGCTTCCCTTGGCATACATGAATGCTCCTTCATTGACATCCTCGGGGAAGTACCAATACTTGAGGCATGGATAGAATACGTCGCTGTGACATACTTTTTGAATGTCTCCATTACTCGGGTTATTCTGCAGCCGTTGAACGTAACTCGTATGTAAGAAATGATCCCAGGCTGCATCCTCGTAATCTACTCTACGTACAGCTTCAGCACAAACTGGAAATATTTTTTCTTTGAATACGTTGTAAAATAACTTCTGGTCATACTCCTTAGACATGACCTCTTTTATTTTATTAAACGGTTGAATGTTTTCGCAGATTGGATAGGAAAGAATGAAGTCTTTTATTTTCTTGGATGTACTGTCGTCAAGGAAGTTTTCAATCACCATCACGCCATCACGGTTGTACTCTTCGATTCCACTACCTCTTAGGTCGTGGGCATGCCTTGCGAATATCATTCTGAATATATGAAGACCCTTCTCCATAAGATCAACGCGACCAAACAGAGGATGCACATTCTTTGTCAAAAAGAACTTATGCCCAGTAAACACAATTGGATCTGGGTCTTCTCCAAATAGAATTTTATAAGCTAGTTGCGTTTGATCTGCAAAATTGTCTTCGTTAAGATAGTACTCTATGTTGTAGATATCGTCGCACTGAGCTCCAGATATCATGGATTTCTCGTACAGATAGTTGGCAAGATAAGTTTTCACATCCTCTCCTTTGGGATACAAATCAATAGACCATCGTTTACAGGTATATCTTTCCTTTCAATGGTTTGAAAAATTGTATGTCGAGCCCGATGATCAGTATTATACAAATATGCATAATCTTCAAACCCTTTAATATTCTCTCTGTCTGGTCGTTTATAGTCAACAGCATTCTCTTTGTCTGTCTCCATAATAATTATAGGTCTTTTGTTGTTTATAAACTCCAGACCTCCTTCAATAACCTCAGACTGATATCCTTCAATATCACTCAGTATCAAATCTACAGGATCTGTATAATCGTTGAGTAGTACTGTGTTGTTCTCCCCATTTCCAAAACCGTAGCTGTTTATTGTTATTGCGTCTGTTGGATTGCTAGCTAAATTTAAGTGAGCTGCTTCTAGTGCAATGGGATCGATGTCGTATCCTACTACGTTTGCATCAAATACCTTCTGCATCATCAATGTGGTGTACAAATTTTGACAACCAATGTCAATGGCATGGTCTATTTTAAAGTTTTTACTAATGCCATTGAGCGCTTTGAGAAAGCCAGGCTCGATAATTTGGAACTTATCAAAACCGTTTCCTCTTTTTACAAAATGTCCAAATGTGTGATTGAATTTATTGCTGAGGTCAAATTCTATAGTATGTTCTAAAAACGTAACGTACATTTTACCATCAGCTTTTTGCGAGCGCATAGTAACCTTTTCGTTGAATGCGTCTATCATATCATTTTGCTCCAGTATTCGTTATCATCCCTAGGCACATTTATTGACGTAGCAGAGGGGTATGGATTTGTTATGCTTGTATCATTTATTAACACTCTTGGTGCATGAGGTATGTCGTAGAGTACTCTAATATCCTTAAAACCGCAGTCCTCTAAGCCCTTCTCCGTTGTGTCTTTGAACTTACTCGGGCGCGAGGTCGTGAATATGATTGTAGCTCCTTTTTCTTGCTTTTGCAGAAGATACTTAACAGCACCTGGAATCGGCCGAGGAGGATTCGAGTAATCGTTGCTAAAGAGCTTAGATTGATTGTAGAAGACTGTCCCGTCGATATCACAGAAAATAGTTTGTCTCTGCTTGTTGTACTCAACAAATTCTTTGTATGTTCCTAGATCAACATAGTCCTGTACATCTTTAGCAACGAAGACGTTGGTCTGGAGCAACTCTTTTATAATGTGCGAAACGAATATCTCACCTTCGTGTATCTCGCTAAGACGTTCGAACGATCTACAGAAAGTGTCGGCTGACTTGAAACCATATCCACCTACGCAAATCTGATTACTGACAACAGACTTCTCTACTATATTAGTCAGCAGGCCTTGCTCATTCGTCACTGCAAAACTTTTTGCCGCAACATTTATAACATCCAGATTGTCTTTTAAGTTGACAGTGCATACATAATTCTCTTCGCTCAGTGAAGATGTAAAGAAACTGTCACAGTCTTGTATAAAGATAGGCGTGTCAGATAACTTCATAGCGACGTGGTATGATGTTTCTGCAGGACCAGACGTTGGTTGATCGAGAATATGAATATGTACATTATCACGGTGGCCGTATACTTTATTGATAGCAATTTCAGCATCATACTTCTCAGCATGCTCTCGTAATATTACGAAGTGTACGTCGGTACAGTCTACATATAGGTTTGCTGCTCTCTCAAACAAACACTCGCCATTGGATACAGTCAAAAGATATTTAGGTCTTGTACCCGGGTATCTTGAACTTTGTCCTGCACATGGTATTATAACGGCCATATTCTGTCTATCTCTTTAGTGAGGAATTTAATTGTGAAATCATCTTTGCAATAAGGTAGTATACGGCACAACATGAAGCAGTATAAGTTATCGTCATTCATAAAGGCGTACGTCGACTTGAGATGTTCGCTTATCCTCTTGCAGGATATTTTGAAGTTTATTTTATCTGGTCTAGATCTCAGAAACCAAAATCCGTCTATGTCTTGTCTCAGCTTAGCACCATCAAAGTATATGCTGCTCAGGTTAGTTGGATTGGCGTCAATAAGATAGAACTCCCCATCCTTGTGCAGCATATTATCAAACGTGAAGTCGCCGTGGATCATACTCTTTGGCATGTCATATTTTAATTTATTAGTCAGGCTCGCAAGGTTGATCGTATCAGCTATCTGAAATGCTTTGTCGTCAAGCTCTTCACCAAAGTTGTAGGTCGTCGAGTTTTCAAAGCACCAGCTGTAATACTTTTCAATAAACCCGATCAGTAGATCAATACCCTCGTTTCCATTTTGTTCTAGGAACGAGGCGATGTCCTCACCATTGACATACTCCATTACTATACTCTCGTCAGTCACCTCATATATTTCCGGTGTCTTAAATGGTAGAGATAATAGTATGTCTGCACTCTGTCGAGCTTTCTTATATCCGTTCTTTACGACTGTGTTATTATCATACAACGATACGGATGCACCACTATGACCATTAAGCTCTTTGATTAATTGCATTCTGCAGTGTGTTTCTCAATTGTTGAATGTCTACTTCCATATGAGCGTTCTTGGGCTTGGGTCTTTCAGCAGGTATCTCTTTTGTTTCTGCTTCTATAGTATGCCAGTTTAAACCGCAAACATCAGCTATGTTATTCCATCCACATTCCTCTGCAACTTCAAAAGAATGATTGAAATCAACGACGATTCCACCTGGCTTCATAGCATGTGTATGTGTGAGGCCTGCCCCAGTTGGCGACACTATAATATCAGCAGCTGCAAAGAGTTTAAGTTTCTCCTTGAGAGGCATACTAGACATACTATTAGTCTTATGTGTGTTGAAAGGTACGAAACCAAACTCGTCTACCAACATATCAATCAGTGCGGGTTCATTTTTTACATTTCTGGCTATAGCATCATTACGCGAGATGTAAACTCTCTTAAACTCCCCTTCTTCTTCAGTAACAAGGTTGTCCTTTAGAAACTTTGTAGCCCATGTAGCTACTCTACCTCTATCTGATATAGCTGGGTATGTAACAGCATGAACTTTCTTAGCGTTAATAATAGCAGGAGTGTCTACCACGCACAATCTTTCTTTTATGTCCGGGAAGAAGTCGAGTGAGTCTAATTGGTATTGCAAGGGACTGTTAATGACAATAGGTATATCTGGCTTTTGTCTGAACGCTTTTATCAAAGGTAGATCTTCAAAGAACCAGTGCCAGTATTGCCCTATATTGAACCAGGTGAATACTTCATCCATAGTATAATTATAGAAGAAGTCGCTTTCTAAGTCAACAGAGAAATCCCCTCGGGCGTTAGACCAGAAAGGACTTTTCGTTCGAAAGTTACTAGCGTCTTTAGTGAAGCGGCTATGATAAAATAGATCATCTTTAATCACACCAGCTAGACCATGCTCCCAACTTCCACTGGTCAATGTGCAATTTTTAAAGGTTACTATCTCACAGGAAGGAGCAGTATATACGAATTCCATACCACTGACATTGTATTTTCTTTTCTCACCAGGCTCTACGACAGTGCCCTCAGGTGTTATTGCTTCCGTCACTTCCATAATCTGCTCTCAATGTCTCAATGTCCTTGATATTATAAATAGTTGTGTATCGCGGGATTGCCGTCCCCATACACTCTAATACTTAATAGGAGTATCAGTATGAATATTTATACGCATAAACACCACATCCTTCCTCGCCATGCTGGTGGTACAGACGACCCATCCAATATTGTAGAACTCACTGTAGAAGAGCACGCAGAAGCCCATCGTAAGCTATATGAAGAGCATGGTCGCTGGCAAGATAAACTTGCTTGGAAAGGCCTGGCTGGCCAAATTGGTAAAGAAGAAATCATCAGAAATATTCAACGCGAGAACGGCAAGAGAGTCGGAGCGTTACCTTATTCTCCTAGAAAGATTCCCCTCGTTCACACAGAAGAAGCTCGTAAAAGAATATCTGAAGCCCGGACTGGCAGCGTACAGTCGGAAGAAACCAAAAAGAAAAGAGCAGATAAGCTCAGGGGTAGAAAAAACACTCCTGAGACTATAACCAAAATGTCTATATCTGCTTCGCAAAGAGTATATAGTGATGAGGCCAAGAAATCCTTTTCCAATGCTGCTAAGAATCGAGAAAAAGTAGTTTGCCCTCAGTGTGGCAAGCGTGGAGACATTTCGGCGATGAAGAGACATCATTTTTCTAATTGTCGCTGGTAATTATCTTTCATATTTTTCAAGTGCTTAGAGTTAATTCGAACCCCTATAAACTCATTGTAATATTCGTCTTTGAGTAGTACATCATATTGAAATTGTAGTTTAGCTTCTTGATATGAACACTCGCCTTTAGACTTGCACAGTATAACAATTTCTCTTTTAAATCTTTCTCTGCCCGACGACTCGACTAACTGCTTGACAGATTCGCTCGATCCGTAGTATTCACGCCAATCGGATTCCACTACCCTATTCCGCTTATTTTTTCTTCCCTTGAGTGGTGGTAGTCTTTTCTTACTCCAGAAGAATTTTTTACCAATATACTTCTTGTTGCACTCTAGGTCTGTAATTTCATATACAAAACCGTAGTAGTCGTTTATGTCATCGGCTGTGTACAACTCACCTTGATAATACCAATCAGTCGTCAAAATTTATTCCGTGCATATCTAGCTCTTCACATTCATCAGAGCGAAATGCGCAGAACACGCAGTATGCAGGCTCGTCTATTATCTCATCTTCATCAAATTCTATTACGTATTCAGCGCCGCAGTCATCGCATATAATATCGTGTTTTACTTTACTTGGCATAAATCTACTCCAGCCTTTTTTAAAAATTCGTGACCGCATCCTTTAGCGGCTTCGTACTCTTTTATATAGTATACTTTTTTAATGCCAGCTTGATAAATAAGTTTTGCACATTCGATGCATGGTGCATGAGTGACAAATAAGTCTGCACCTCTTGAGCTATCAGTTGATTGTGCAAGTTTCATCAGCGCATTTGCCTCTGCGTGTAATACTTCTGGCTTGGTTTTCAGTTGCTCATAATCAACCCACTCGTTCGGTGGAACAACTTCTTCACATGCGTTATCCCAACCTGCAGGAGTGCCGTTGTAGCCTACAGATAAGATGCGATTATCTTTTACGATAACACAACCCACCTGCAACCTATTTGCGTACGATAGCTTAGCTGTCTCTCTTGCTATAGTGGCAAAGTATTCAACAAACTTTTCTTTCACGCCTTACCCCACACATCTCCCCAATCTCCTTTGAGGGCTCCACGAGCATAATCAGTTGCTCGGTTCTCAAAAAAGTTGGTGTGTGTTGGTGCATTTATCATAGATTCAACCCACGGTAATGGATTCTTTCTTGCTTTGAAGATACCTTTAAGACCTAAGCTAATCAGTCTTCGATCACATATATATCTAATGTATTTCTTAACATCCTCAGCAGATAGGTCGTCCATATCCCCCATAGTGAATGCTAAGTCAATAAACTTGTCTTCGAGCTCTACCATTCTTTCAGCAATGGCATATATCTTTCCCTTTAGATCATCGTTCCAGATATCAATGTTCTCTTCAATGTATTCTCGGAACAATTTAATCATGTTCTCGGCGTGCAAGGTTTCATCAACAATAGACCAAGTAATAATTTGCCCCATGCCTTTCATCTTACCATGACGTGGAAAGTTCAACAACATGATGAATGAGGAGAACAGCTGCATGCCTTCAGTGAATGCTGAGAAAGCTGCAATGTTAGTTGCTATGGTTGTTTTATCTTGCGTATCATTAGACAAATCTAAAAAGTATTCATGCTTATTAGCCATCGCCTCATATTCGAGGAACTCGTTATAAGTTGACTCAGGCATACCAAGTGTTTCGATTAGATGAGAGTATGCTGCAACGTGTAGTCCTTCTCTTGCTGCAAATCCCATTAGCATCATACGGACTTCAGGTTGCGGAAAGTGTGGTAAGTAATTATTTACATACCCACCCGCAACATCAATGTCGCCCTGAGTAAAGAATCTAAAGATATTAGTAAGAAACCCCTTCTCAGCTTCGTTGAGTTTACCTTTCCAATCGTTTACATCTTCGTTCATCGGTACTTCTGTATGAAGCCAGTGGGACTGCTCATGTTTTAGCCAAGCATCATACGCCCAAGCATAGTTGAAAGGCTTGAACGTAGCTCGTTCGTCTTGGAGTTTTAATTTTTCTTTTGCCATTAAATCTTTACCTTGTTTTTGTTCTTAGTTAGCCTTCACATGCCAAACAAGTGTCATCGTTCACAAGAGCAGTCATATCAATTTCTTTGATAATCTGCCTTTCTATTTTGTTAGATACTTTATCTGCTTTGCCTAGCTTCTCTGAGCGGCAATAGTAAAGTGTTTTCAATCCCTGCTTCCATGCCATGTAGTGAATAGCATGTAGGTACATAATATTAGTGTCGGGTCGGAAGAACAGATTAAGTGATTGTGCT